CTAAATCTCCTTCTTGTAATTTAGGTTGGAATCCTCTATAATGAAGGCGAGGATTCCTGTTGTTATCGGGTTTCTGTTGTGGAGTAAACACATGCTTTGGTCGGCGTCGGTGTTTACTCTTTTTTGTTGTTGATGGGGAAAGTCGCTTTTATATTGTTGTGCTGCTGCCTGCCACCGTCCCCGCATAAATATCATAGCATCCCTCCACCTTTAAGGCAAATTCGCTCCTTCATCACCTAAATGGTTATTTAGTGGAGAACCTAGCTTGCATTTCGTCGTAATTTCACCTGACAATCATGCCTCTGCCGTTGCTAGAAAAATGCCTTTATCACCTAAATCGCTATTTACCTTACCAAATAGGCCAAAATCGTGGTTCAACTTTTTTAATTTCATCAATATGCACAATTTATTCAATTGGAAATGTACACTTTGCCGATAAGGAAGAAACAATTTATGCCGTTTATGTCCTTATTTGCATTTCTACTAAATTTACCCGACACCCGTCAGGCTATCGAGGTATTGATCGATCTTAACCTTATCCCAGAGGACGCGTTTCCCGATCTTCACCTTCGCTCCGATCTCTTCCCCCAGTTTCATAGCATTGTTCCGGCCGAGATTCGTATATGTCCGCAATCCGTCTGTATCCAGAAGTCGACTCTCCCCGGCAGTCATGTTTGTGGCTCTTGTTCTCATAGCATGGTCTCCTTTCTGTTTAACATTGATTATTCAACTCTTAGATGTTATATTAATGATAGCAATAGCGAAAAGAAATTTCCATAAAAAATAGCGAAACATATTTTGCGCAAGAATCTTAAGAAAGGAAATTGCATGAGTGTTAAAACTTTAAATAAGGAAATTTTTATACAACATCTTTCCGAAATTACAAGAGGAATGAAGCAAAAAGATATTGCTTCCATCATGGGTTGTACAGAAGGTACAATGTCAAAGTATCTTAATCCGGATAAAAAAGATTTTCCACCTGTTGATAGGCTTTATAATCTTAGCCTACATTTTAAGGTATCATTAGATTGGTTAGTTGGAGTTCAAACGGAAAGACAGCATGGAAGTAGATTATCTGCAAAAGATATCTGCTTAAAAATAATAGAGATCTATAATGCTTTACCTTTTGACTTTGAAATAATCTCAAAAGCTGAAGATTGCTATATTTCTGATTCCCCTTATGTGGGAGGATCTTATAAAAATCAAAATAACCAATATTTGAGCATTTATTTTTCAAATTGGGACAAAATCAAAGAATGGGACCCCTTTATGATCGATTTAGGGAACGACAGACCTAAAGCAATAGAAATTAATAATTTTCTTACTCGATTCCAAAAAATAAAACTAATGCTATCTGAAGGGAATCTGGATAACGAAATGTACAATATTATTTTAGATAAATATTTAAGCGAAGTTTCAGACCAACAATAAAAATCCAGGCGGTCCCGCAAAGGACCGCCCTATTATTTTACCATCAGCCACGCAATTCCCGCGCCGATCAGCACCACAGCCGCCACCTTCAGCACCCGGAGCGCAATCAGCTCATAGTGGATCCGCGGCGTGATCCTCTGCTTTTTCATTTCTTCTTTGATTTTGTCAAACTCTCCCATAATATTCCTCTCCTTTTTATTATATATTAGGCCGAAATAGAGTAAAAATCAATAGGCCAATACAGACTATTTATAATAGCTTGTATTGGAGGAATGATTATGATACTGGAAAGATTACGGAACTTGCGGGAAGATCAGGACTTGACACAACAGAATATAGCAGATTATCTGCATATTAATCAGAGAACATACTCACGATATGAAAACGATCAAAGAATGATACCTTATGAGGTGCTATCGGCTCTTGCCGATCTCTATAAAACAAGTGTGGATTATTTAATTGGTAAGACTGATGAAAAGAAGCCCTATCCAAAAGGTAAGAAAAATTAAGGCGGCCCACTACGGACCGCCCTTTTCTTACTCTGCCAACCCCGGCCACCGCAGCGCCCCATCCTGATCTGGCGTCAGCACCACCGGCTCCACGATCATGCGGCCGGCGTTATCCATGATGTACCACTTGCCGTCCACTGTCACCTGGCCCGTGCACATGGCTCCGTCGTCCCCCAGATAGTACCACGCGTCCTCGTACCGGTACCAGGTGTTATGGACCATCATGCCGGCGCCGTCGAACCAGTACCAGTCCTGGCCGTCCTTGTACCATGCATTACGCACCGGTTCCCCGGTATCGCCATTGTAAAATCTCCAGCCGCCGTCCTCCTGACTCCAGCCTGACCTCTTCGGCTGCTCCACTGGCTCCTCCGGATAATCCACCATAACATACCCCAGAATACTACTATCCTTCAGCGGATAAGACTTATTGCACACCATGCCACCGTTTCGCACCACTGCGGTTCCGTTGCTGGTATTTCCCTCGTTGGTATAGATTCTTCCGCCGGCAACTCTGGTGACCAATGCGATATGGCTCTGGCGGAAGATTACGCGGTATCCGGGATTAGGGGTTGCCTCGGCTACCAGCCATCTGCCTGTGGCTTTGGCATGATCCCGGACTGCGAAGCAGTTATAGAACTGCGGACCGAGCGTTTTAAGCGCCTGCTCCTTCCCAACCGTCTTAACCTCCAGCCACATCTGATAGACCGCACACCAGGCGGCCCCACAATAGCCAGGAAGGCCCATGGCGGTTAAGTCCCGTGCGTACTTCGTATGGTTGCCATTACCGGCTGTAGGGCCGACCATGGCGTCTAAATCCTTGTCGTTATTCTTCTCGGTGTAGCCGGTCTGGCTTTCTGCCAGCGCGAGAAGCGAGTCCAGTGTCTTACTCATAGTCTTTTCCTCCTTAAAAGAAAAAGGCCCGGGATCTCTCCCAGGCCAAAAATCTTGTGACGTCACAAGTTGTGATATTACAACTTTTTGCGATCTCGCAACAGCTTATTTTGTCAACTGCTTATATACCTGATCTGCACCAGTCGCGGCCAGCCCGGAGACGATGCCGATCGCTATCGCTGTAATAATGTCAGTAGCCGGATAGCCAGGCATGTAATACATACCCACAACGCCCAGAACCGCCCCAACAACACCGCAGATTACCGGCAGCCACTTATTGTCCACCTCTGTAGCTTTGACGGCCATAGCGGCCAGATAGCAGATTACTGTAATTCCTGCAACACTCGCAATTCCAAAATCCATAGTCAATTCCTCTCTTTCTTCTCAATCACCGACAGACGCGTCTCATGATCTGCCAGCTTCTCGTCCTGCTCATCGTTGTGGTCCCACAATCTTTTGTGCGACTCATGGTTATGTAACTCCAGATCGTCCATGTCCTTACCTAGGCCGTCCAACTTAACAATCAGCCGGGTGATCGCCGTGTTAAGCTTAATCACCGGGGCGCCGATTGTCAGGGCCGTTGTGACCAGTCCTACAACGATGATAATTACGTCATATCTTTCCACACCTCATGGTCCTCCTGTCAGTTATTCGTGGTCGCAATCCTTATGTCCTGGGCCTCCCGGTACATGCCCTGGCTTAAACTGTCTGTGATCCGGGCTGTAATCTCCCTCGTACGGCGTGTCTGCATTCACTGGCTGCCGGCCGGGATCTTCTTTACCGGTTGCCGGGCCATAGGGTACGGGTGTCTTGTAGTTCATGTCTGGCTTGTTCTTATTCATGGTGAGTCCTCCTTATTCTGGTGTTTCAGGGTCTACGGGTTCTGGTGTCGGCTCAACCGCCGGCGGTGCGTACACCGTCTCAGCCAGCAGGGCCAGCTCAGTCATCTGCTCTGCATCGATCATATCAAACGCAAAGTATACCCCCAGCTTGTCCGTGGCTTCCTCTTTGGTTGGATAATACTTTTTGCTGATAAGACTGCTCATCAACGTGTAAATCACTGTGTTACTCATAATCACATACCTCCTGTAAAAGTTTGGTTGTCTGGTTATCTACAATAGCCGCCTGCGTCGCTGTCGGCAGGGCTGCTACTATTGTCGCTATCTGGTTGTCGGTGTACTCTTTGGCCGCCTCCTGGCACTGCTCCAGCGCCTTGTGGGTGTCCTTGACGTAATCCAGAGTCACCGTAGGGGCCGGGCCGCCCGCAGTGATCGTCAAGTGAGTTGTGCCTGCGTAGGTCGTCAGGGCGTTGAGGGCCTGCTGGGTGGCGGAGGGAAGGGGCGTCCAGGTGGGGACGGCAAGGGGATAGAGGGTGATTGCATCGGCTATAAATTCCCTAAATGCTTCGATCGTTTCGAAATCAGGGTTAAGCGTGCGAATAAAAATTTTTCCCACTTCATCTGTCGCCACATAATCGCCAATAGCGTTAAAGCTAGCACCCTTTGGACGTCTTGTATATTTAGAGCATATAACCATGCAATTTAATTTTTCGATCATATCTGTTGCATCATATACAAACCTATGTCCGGCGCTTCCTGATGCTACATTTAGCTTCCTCCATTGCCCGTTATCCACCACACCAATATACCGCTCAATCCCCCATTCCCCATCTTTGCACGCGATCCTGTCCCGGTACTCTCCGATGCCGCGTAATGGCTCGGTCAGGGTGATGGGGGCGGCGTGTATAATGTCACTATACTGTTCGGCATTTTCAGGTGTAATGTCTTCCGGAGCGGGAACCCATGGAGTAGCTAATTCTCCTTTTTCGAGTTTTATCCATTCAATCGTTGATTTAACATCAACTGAGTCTGGAGTTGCATATATCGAAATGTAAGTATTTTTTGCCGTATATCCACCGTATTCATTTATCCACATAAACGATTTTTTAAATATTCCGTTACTTTCTATATCATTAGTATACAATGACGTCTCAAATACGTTTCCGCCACTATTAAAGATACCAAATCTACTTTTACCTGCACCTAAGTCCCCTTTTATCTGTATGGTATACATTTCACCATCTAACGGTTTTATATCCCCAAAATAATATTGTTTCACCAGGTAAGAATTAGTTGTAATGGTATTTCCACTTTTTTTCAGCAAATTTCTATTTCCTACGGAACATTGAATATCTATTGTCTGCGGATACTCCACCGACGGGCTCGGCTTGCCTCCGGTGTACGGCTCCCATGGTAAGGCTATGTCGCCTGTGTTGAGCATAGGTTTAAGTGCAACTACTTCCGATGGTATCACCGTTCCCTCCGCACCATCTTTGGCAATAAATCTAATTCTGATATATGCAATCCCCTCTGTGACAGTAAATTTTCCGTTAGTTGGTTTAATTGACAAACTACTTTGTATTACTTTCTCTTGATTGAAATACATAACGTAATTTAAATATGACTTTAGTCCATCACCGCTTAGCACATAATCTCCGGGCTTAACTGGTATATAATCACTACGGACAAAATTAGAAGCATTATTCGTTGCTCCTGTATCCGCATTAATTCCGCCCTGCACAATCGTGTCAGCATTTAACAACTGTGCCCCAGTGCTCACCGTCCCCACGCTGATAATGTCCTGCGGGTAGTCCGGGCTGGGAGAGGGAGCGCCGCCGGAATAGGGTTCCCAGGGGAGGGCGGTATCTCCGAAGTTGAGCATGGGATAACAAACACTTTCGGCGGTTACTCCTGATAATACTTTTATTTCTGCACGCGCCCATACATCATGGTCAATTGTAACGGTCGCGCTAGTAACATGGCCTACCTTTGCCAGCTCAGCAACAAATTGTCCACCCTGTGCACTTATTTCAACAAGCTGAAAATACATTCTGCCAACGACCAAGCCGGATAATCCCGACAGGGTATACTTCCCCGCATGAAGCAGGATTTCCGCAACCGTAAATGTAATAGCGGCTGTTGCGGTCCCCGTTATGGAAATTCCACCGTCCGTCTGTGTTTTCACAGTGATACCATTTTTAGTATCGTTGAATTGAGGCTGTGGTAACAACTGCGCTCCCGTCGTCACCACCTGCTCACTCTTACCCACCACGTCAAGCCCCAGCACCGGTGCCGTCCATGCGTCCTCTACAGTAATACCGCCCTCCCCCGTCGTTGTCGCTGTCAGAGCATTAGCGTACTTGCTGTCGGTCTCCCGTTTTGAGTAACCGGCGAAGGCCGCCTTCTGCGCCTCGACGTAATCCGTGACCTCCTGCTGAGTCTGCGCCGCTGCCAGCTCACTGTTTTTTGCATTTGACTCACAAGCCTTAGCATTTGCTGCCGCATCGACCGCTACCTGTATGCTGTCCGCTGCATCATTTGCACGCTGGGCCGCATCTCTGGCCTGATCGCCCTGCTCTGTGGCATACTGCGCGGCGATATCGGCGGCATCTGTCGATGTCTGCACCTGCCGGAGCGCGTCCTGCAATGACTGGAAATCGTCTGAGGACTCCATACGGGCCTGATCCATTACAGCCTCATAGACCACGACCGGGAACGACTGAGACTTAATATCCCCATCTGATCCCAGAAAGTACAACTCGCCCAGCTGTGTACCTGTCACTGCTGTCATTTGCTCTGTGATCGGCGCCAGTACTGTATGCTCGTCCTCCCGCGTGCAGGTCGCGTCTGCCAGAGTGCCGTCTGTCTTTCGGACATTGATGTATATCTGCGCCCCGAAGGGGATTGTCCACGGCTCGCCACCCATCTTAAGCGTGATCCGTGCCTGCCGGCTGTTGGTGTCGTACTGCTTGACTCTCAGCGGCTCCTTTTTGGTATCTGCCGCCATATCGAGTACATACGCCTGTATTGTACCGTCCATTTTATCCCTCCTCTGTCACTGCCCGTAAGACATCGTATTTCTCGGTATCAGTAAGATTACGATACCCTTTCAGGATCTCTTCCACGCCCTCGCCGCGCTCGTGCCTGATCTTAAGTGCATAGACCAAGATGTTTTTTGCCGCCGTACTAAGCATGGTACGCACCTCCAATCACATCAGCCAGGATCAGGGACATATCGTCGATCATAGCGCGTAGTTCCTTGACCTCTTCCTGCAAGTTGACGCCGCTCTCACTGTATTGGTAAACCGGTTCCGGCCTTGCTGGATCGCTGACGTTCACGCCGGTGACTGTGGCGCCGTCCGGGATTGTGACGACGATGCCCGGGAGCCCGGTGGGTATGGTTTCCTGCCCGTGTATGACCTGCCAGACTGCGCCGGTGGCGTCGTAGATGATTAATGATTTCATGATTGATTTCCTCCTATCGTTCCATTGTCTCGTAGCGGATTTCTGAAAATCTCGTATGATTACCCTTAATACCGGTGTTTGATCCATAAAAAGCTGTCGCCATAACAATGAGATAATAGCTACCAGTGATATTGCTTACATCAAGTACAAACTGCTTGCCTGCAACGGGGTCGCCGAGTACTCGGGAAACAAAGTTGTTCCAACTTTTACTTCCTGGCTGTTCATTCGCAATGCCGAAATATGTTGTGTAACTGCCAGTTGACCCCTCAATGAGAGGCAGATAGATAGTTCTTATATTGGTAATATTAATTTTATAAGTTGTGCAAAGAAATGCTACGACAGTGTTAGATCCACTGCTGGTTCCCCCCTCCCATGAACCGGGATTCATCTTAATGTCCATATATCCCTGTTGTCTGGACAGCGTGCCCGGATTTGGTTTTTGATCGCTGGGGAGAATCCAGTTCCAGCCGCCAGTAACTCCGGTCATCTCGTTCGGGGCCTGGTAGTAATAACCAGTGATATCCGAGTATACGTATGTCCCGTCCACGTAGCTGCCGCCGATCCAGTATCGGTACCCCCTCTTAATCACATTCGCCGGCGGAAGTGATGCAGCTGCTATTTCCACGTTGCCTGTCATGCGTTTCCACGCCGACTGCACTGTCTGAGCATAGGTTTGCGGTGTAATCGTCACTCCCGCCATGGACTGGATCTTGCCCTGTTTCCCCAGCACAGTAAGGCTGTCCAGCATATAATCCGGGTTAAGCCCGATCGTGGCCGCTACATCATCACGGCTCATATAGACCCATGCTTTGCCGGATCCGTCCTGTATCCAGTACCCAGCCCCCATGTAGTAGTACAGGCCACTGTCGTTTAGTCCGCAGGATATACCTTTTGTTCCGGATATGTATTCCGGCATCGTTCCGGATTTCTCTATTCCCTCATCGTTCGTAAAGGTTTTTCCCTTCCGGACATCTGCCGGCTGCGCATTCCCGGATCCCAGTACAATCTTTTTAATATTCTCCGCCATCTTCGCAAATGTATCTGTCGCCGCCGTTGCTACTCTCTTTGCAGTGATGGCTGCGGCAACAAGGGCTTTTCCATCACTGACAGATTTTTTTGTTTCCGCTACCTCCGACGACAGGCTGTTGAATTCTGCTGTTGTGGCATATCCATGTCCTTCCAGCTCCTTTATCATTCCAAGGATCGTTGACCGCTGCGCCGCAAAGTAATCGTCAAACTCTCCCTTATACTGCGTATTCTGGTTCGAAATCGCTGACCAGATCGAGTTGAGGTCCAGGATCTCGCGCAGGTCACGGAAGTCCTTAATTGAGCCGGCCTGTTTAACGTACTGGCACCATGGCATTTGATACACTTTCCCGGCGTCGTCAAGATCCTCCTGTTTAACAGATGGATAGCCGGTTGTACTGGTCAAAGTTTTAAAGGCGCCCTGAATAAATTCTTCGGCCGTATTCTCTTTGCTTAAATCGACTTCGAATACCACTTTGCAATAGAGCTGTCCTGATACTACATCAGGTGATGCAATCTCTTCTGTACCGATAATCTGGACCATACGCCCAAACACAATAAAGTATCCTTTTTGTACATAGACTTTTCCGTTTGCGTTGCTGATTGCGCAGCCTTTAGTCACGCCATTCGCATGATTCAAAAACGTATACATAAAATGCGCAAAGTTTTCGCTGGTGATCAGCTGCTCCGAAAATGTGATTCCATTTACCACACTATCACCCCTTTCTTAATTTATCAATTAAAGTAACCTTCAGGCTGCCGAACGTCAGCGCAACCATGCCGGAAGTACTTTTAATCTCGGATTTTGTAATCATCGAGGTGCGGATCCCCGATTTCGTCTTGATCGTACATTCCCTCCCGACGTAGAATCGGTTAGCCGGATACAGTTTGCTGTTCCTGTTGAGCGAGAAAGATATCTTGTGGCTGTACCGGTTGGCCGCGAATTCGTTATAGACCTGCTGAAGCATCTCCTCTTCTGTTTCTGCCTCGATATAAATACTTTTGGAGACGCCTACCGCCCGATCAGTGTTGTTGATATCCTCCGTAACGGTCCTGTCCGCCAAAAGAAAGAAACGCCGTTTTGTCAGAGCCCCCACAATCGTATTACCGTTGTTATCCTCCTTGTCCAGGACCTTCCAGGACACCAGAAGCCGCGCCAGTACCGACACAGAATAGGTCTCCGTATAATCCGATATGTCCGTCACCTCGATGTCGATTGGGATCACGGGATCCGCTTTTTTGTATACCTTGATTGTCAGCTGATTCCCGGCAAAGTCAAAGTCCACGTAGATCCCATAATACTGCTTCGCGTTGCCAAGATAGGTCTTGAGGTTGTACACTCCCTTGTCGGCCTCCACCCGCGCCGCTACCGGCGTATGAGTGGCTGCCATGGCCGTGTATGGCCGGTCCATCAAAGTATCACCGCTAGCTGTGTAGTTGTCCCGTATCGCCTGGACGATAAAGTCCTCAATTCCAGTGCCGGATATCAAGTTTTCATGCTCAACGAAAATCTGACGATCAAACAGACACTCTTTCTGCAGGAGACTGATTGTATATGCCTCATTATCGCTGCCACTCTTATAGGTGTCACAGATCCCCGTGAAGACTGTAGTATTGCCGTCCTTACAAAACACGAAGTCGTCATCTGCTATAATAGGCTTGCGGGCCACGGTAAAGCTGCTCTTGTCGTTGTAGTCGATATCCTCCCGGAAATCGTACTCTTCAAACTCCAAAATGTCCTTAATACGCAAATTACTATTATCCAAAATATACGCCAACATAATCACACCGCCCTGTAAAATCTATAGATGGTTAATACTGTACGATTGGTGGCTCCGGTGTCCGAAGTGAATTCAATCTGGGAATCACCAACTGGCAGTTTGAAGAAATTCGTGTTATTGATGTCCAGTGAGTCAACAAAATTTGTTTCATTGCCGGCCTGATCCACCCGGAGACAATACAAATTCCCGTCAACAGAACTGTACAGGATCTTTTCGCCTTGCTGGAGAATCGTCGGAAAGCTTACCCGGTATAATTCCCGGTCTCCCTGCTCCACCAGAACAACCGGATTTTCACAGTAGCCGAACAATTCCAGTTCGAACGTCGCCGGCACATGGCCGGTGTTACTGATCGTCACCTTGCGACTCGAGTAGTCGTTAAATCTTGCCGGCCAGGTGAAGTTCCAGCGGAGTTCCCCCTCCGTCCGCCCGACCACAAACCGGTCTACCTGATTGGAATAATACAGCGTCATACACGTAAACTGCACCTCACATTCCAGGACCCGCGCCTCTGTAATCTCGCTCTTGCCAAACTCCACAAGGTCCACGTCCCGGTAATACTCTCCGGCATCGGTCTTGTAAATCAATTTGAGCTCTGCGGCCGCGTTAGTAAATGTAATGAACTTACTGCACGCTACATAGGGCGCAGCGCTGCCGAACACCACTGTACCGGTTACTGACTGCTGACTTTCTTTGAAATAGTTCCTGATAAAGCTGTGTCCAATCGGTACGTAAGAGGATTCCATGCTGTACCCCAGCCCTTCCGGGGATATCAAAAGGCCAGTGGCAGGATTGTTTAAGTCCCACCTTTGGCCGTATTCATTTTCGAGATAAAATTGTCTTATCATAATGCCTCCCCCAAATGCTCGTTGACCGACTCTGCAACTATTTTTCCATCAAGGATTGTCTGGCTATAACTTTTAACGACAATTGGCTGCCTCGTGGCTTTTCCTCCCATAGGCTCCGCCATCTTCCAAGTAAGATCCTTCATCTGGTCTGTTACCAGTCGTTTATTATCCCGGATCCCTTTTGCGAAACCCTGCATCATATCGGGCATCCACTCATCGTCGTCTTTCATGGGGCCTTTTTCAGGCGTAGAATGATGCAGATAATCAGATACCGTATCCGCCGCAGCTTCACAGGCTTCTTCAAGATCACGAATCTTACTACGGATTCCAGCTATGTAGTTATCCATCATATCGACGCCCCAGCCCCTCGATTTCTGAGTAAGACCTTCGATATAGTCAACCGCAGGATCGAAACCGGCTGTAATAATTCCAGGCAGGGTATCTACTTTTTCTTTAATCCCATCGGCCATATCACCAAACGCCTTGATAGAATCCGATTTTATTCCCTCTGTCTTTGTGCGATTAGTCTCTTCCATATCTGTGAGCTTATCGTTATGGTTATTTTTCACCTTATCCATAGTGGACTCATGTTCATCTCTGATCTCTGTCCACCGCTTTTTCCATATCTGACTTACTGATTCCATCACTTCAGTGACTTTATTATCCAGTACCGTCATTTTTGTATCTGTCTCAGTTGATATCTCTGATAGGGTTGTCCTAAGCTGTGTCACAAGCCCGGCCGCCCATGTCTGCCAATTGCTGGACATTGTTGTCTGGTATAATTGGATTGCAGCCTGAGAACTGGCAAGGTTTCCCGATAGTGTTCCCGTAGCCGTGGTAGCTACTTTATTAACAGCCGCGGTTACATTATTCGTGCCTTCCTCGATTCCTCCAGCAAAGCCTTCGTCGAAATCTAAACCGATGCCATGAGTTACACGTGACGGTGAATGACTGTCTAAGGCTTCTTTCGTTGCATCAACAGCGTTACCAGCCACATTATCAGCAGCCTTTTCAACTTCTGTAGTTCCTTCCGCAATCCCTCCTGCCAAGCCAGCGGCATAATCCTGTCCGGTTGACTTCCCTGCTTCCTCAAACTCAGCAGACTTATCCGTAAGAGCCTTCGCTGTATTTGAAATAGACTCTCCTGTCACATCCGGCAGCTTATCCAGTTCTTGTTTGCTTAGATCGACGAGTGTCTTCATGTTGTCAACCTGAGCCTGTGTAATTCCAGGTGCTCCGGCATCAACTGCCGCTTTCATATCGGCATATTTTTGTGTAAAATCTGCCACTTGTCTTTCAAGTGATTCTCTGGTTGACGTTTCCGTAGTCTGAAATGCATTACTGGTTTTCAAAACTGCATCTGCAATCTGCTGTTGGCTGCCTGATACAAGTGCTGCTGTCAACCCTTCGGTATTCGCAATAATTGAACTATAGCCAACATATTGCGCTTCAGCTTTTGACAATTCCTCATTTAGTCCCACGAGTTTGTCACTATACCCCGTCACTTGATCTCCAGCTTCTTTTACTTTGTCGCTTGCTTCCAGTACAGAACGGGCATACGCACCATTTGTATCTCTATTCTTTTCATACAGTTTGTTTAGTTCTTCTTGGTATTGCTTCTCTTGCCTTTGTGCCTCATTAAGAGCTTTTTTATTCTCTTCAATATCTTTCTGAGCTTCATTATATGCTATAAATGCATTTGTTTGGTTTTGAAGTGCTTCTGTATAAGCCGCTTCATTCGCAGATAATAATGCATTTGCTTGCTTCTTTACAATCAGCTGATCGATACTATCACACATTTCTTTATATTTATCAATCTGATCGCCAGTCATTGTATATTCCTGCCCAAGCGCCGTTGATAATTCTCCCAGGATATATTGAGCACGCTCCTCGTATCCTTCCAGGACGTTTCCATTTTCGTCGGTTATACTTTGCAATTCAGCAAACAACGCTCGCTCTTTTTGCGCCTCGGTCTCTACACCTGCCGCTGCATCTGCGCGTCTCTGGTTCAACTGCTCATAAGATGCATATAGCTCATCAACCTTTGCCTTATTCTCTGCCTCCTGATCCGTAAGTTTGACTGCTTCGTCGTAATATTCACTGGTCTTTTCTTTCGATTCTGCCAACACGAGAGCAATGGCTCCTATAGCCGCAGCCGTCAATAGCAGAGGTCCGCCAACTGCTGATAGAGCAGTAAAAACAGCGCCGAGTGATGTTACCGCGGTCATCAGCGCACCTATTCCAGTGGCCATCTGTCCTATCAAGATGAGTAACGGCCCAATCGCAGCAACTATGAGCCCGACGGTTACAATCGTTTGTTTCTGAGAATCTTCCAGGCTGTTATACCAGTCAACCCACTCCTGTATCTTTCCCACAAGCGTCCGTATCATCGGCACAAGCGAGTCTCCAATACTGATGGCCGCCTCCTCCAACTGGCTCTTTAAGATCGTGAGCTGCCCGTTTAGATTGTCCTGCATGACTTCTGACATCTCTTTCGCGGATCCGCTGGAATCATTAATCGCATCAGAAAGCTTTTTGTAATCCTCCTCACTGGTGTTGATAATTGCCAGCATTCCGCTCATGGCTTCCTTGCCGAATAAGGTCGCCGCATATGCAGACTGCTGCTCCTGTGTAAGCCCTTCAAGCGCCTGGGTGCCAAGAGACAGTGCAAGATTCTGTTCGACCTGTTCCCGGTTCGTTTTCTTCGTAACCTTAATTCCCAGCTTGTCCATCGCCTGCTTTTTAAACTGGGCCTCCGACATACTCTTAACCTGTTTCTGGCCGGCATACATTGCTAACTTAAAATACTTTTCTTCGTCAGTCAGACCGCTTAAGGTATCTCCATACCCGTTAGCTATCGCTTCCTGCTCGATCATTTCAAGTTTCTGTTTCTTCTGTTCCTCGGTCGTGACGGCAAAGGAACTTCTGAGAATCTGCATCGTTTCGTCAAGTGACTTCATGGTACCGTCTTCGTTTGCCACTTCGATCCCCAGTTCCTGCATCACACCTTCCATGGCCTCTGTTGGTTTTACCATGTTCGTAATGGCAGCCCGAAGCTGGGTGCCGGACTGACTGGCCTTAATACCACTGTTCGCCATCAATCCAACAGCAAGTGCAGTATCTTCCATGGAGTATCCCAGGGAACCACAGACAGGCGCCACATACTTAAATGTCTCGCCCATCATTTCCACGTTGGTGTTGGCATTGCTGGAGGCTGCCGCCATAACATCGGCCAGCCGTCCCGCATAGGGAGCGCG